TTACAGCACCTTTATCGTCTTTATCACCTCTTCCTGTTTTCGCTTTTTCTCCTCTGTCAGATGTGCATAAGTGTCAATTGTCACAGATGTTGATGCATGCCCCAGAATCTCACTGACAGCCTTAACATCAGCTCCGGCAGAATATGCCAATGTGGTATATGTATGTCTTGCCATGTGAGGACAAAAGTTTTCAAGCTTCTCTTTTTCATTTTCCTCTGCTTCTTCGTTGTATGATTCTATGATTCGGTTAATCAGATTTAAGAATCCAGGTTCATTCCAGACACGCCCAACAGAATTTGCAAATACAATGTCTGATACCTGCCTCCTGATGTTTCCGGAATCATCTACAAAAGGAATTGACATCGTAGGACCTGCATTCCTCATTTTTTCTTTCAGAAGCATTTTTCGTACCTCATTATTCATCGGAATCGTTCTGACTGATGTTCTGCTCTTCGGAGAAGCCAACGCCATAGTAAAACCGAAGTCTTTTTTCCGGTAACGGTTGACCGTCTTATCAATGGTAAGCATATTATTTTTAAAATCTACGTTATCCCATGTAAGCCCGGCAAGCTCTCCTATCCTTACTCCTGTATTAAATAAGAAAATAAATTCTGGATAAGCATAAGAATACTGGGGACTTGTCTTTACATAATCCATAAACAGCTTTATCTGATCTGATTCTATTGCTGTACGTTTCTTTGCTCCTGTCTGAGGTATCTGGAGATTTCTGGCCGGATTCTTCAGTATCACATCTTCATCCACTGCACATTCAAATACTGCATTTAAACAGCTTTTTAAATTCGTCATGGTAGAAGTTTTCTTTCCATCCTTAATCATTCCATTGACGATTTTCTGGCAGTCCACCTTTTCAATCTTATAGATTGGCTTCTTGCCTATTGTTTTTCTAATATATGTATTGTAATAGGATTTATAGTTGGTGCAGGTTGTCGCTTTACGCCCGCTCTTGGCAAATGTCTCAAACCAGTAATCAAAATACTGATTTAATGTCTCTTTTGCTTTCTTTGTGTTGAACCTTGCCCCTTTATCAATCTTACATAACAAATCATTCTCCTGCTTACGGAGATCTGCCAGACTGGCAGCTGTAATTGTCACACGCTCTCCATCAACCATTTTACGGAACATATATCGCTGATTCTTTTCATCGTAGTATTCACCTACGCGGAGGTTTCTACCTTTAATGTCTTTTCTCGCCATAGCAATTCCTCTCTTATATTAAGGTAGGGCAGCAGTCCGCCGCCCTTGGTTGTCTTATTTAATTCCCAGAAAGCTACACACAAATCTGAAAATTGTATACGTTTGGTCGTGATCTGCTTTCTCTAACATCTCTATGATTTTCTTTTTGTAGTCCATATCAATATCCCCTGTTTCTTAATACTCTGGCAATGAATCTATAGAAAAACTCAAGCAAACTATCATCATTTATTTTCTGCAGTATCTCAACAGTTTCTTTCTTATAATCCATCCTGCGCCTCCTCATCGTTATCCTAACAATGTTTTCATAAATACATATATTGACCGTAACCAACAAATATTGTCTATCTTTTCCAGCATCTCAATAATCTCTTTCTTGTAATCCACTTTATTCCTCCCTCAAGTAAAGGTACTCCAGTAATTTGTATACTCTGTTTAATGTCTGCTCTGTTTTAACTTTTTCCAATAAAGCAATTATTCTTTCTTTGTAGTCCATGCCTCTACCTCTTACATTTTTGTTTTCAAGTATTTAAAAAGTATCATATAAACAAATCTGAGCTTCCCAGTATTTTGTTCCTCTTCTACCATTTCAATAATCATTTTTTTGTAATCCATACCCAGCCTCACTTCATTAGTCCATTTGTAAAAGCATCTATACATTTAAGATGTCTTAAATTGTCTATCATACCAAGTTTCATAATAATAAAATATCTCTCCCAGTCTTCCTCACTCAAAGTAGAAGCTTGATCTGATACCACCATCTGAAAGAGTTTCACCAATTCAAAAGTTTGCTGCAATGATCTTCTATCTTTATTGGTCTGAACAACATCCATGATTGCCTTTCTGCAAGGAACCTGAGTTAATTTACACTTCTCCATCGTTTTCTGCCTCCTGCTCCTTTTTAATCTGGTATTCATAAGATGTTCTTACACATCCCCAAATCATATCCAAGCTTCTGATATTATCCAATTTCAAAATATAACTGATAATATCTGATTGTCTGGACAGTACCATATTATAATCATGGCACACATTCCAATTTTCTTCCCAGACTTTTGCATTTCCCTTTGCTTCCTCTAACTGCTTTTTAAGGTCTGCAATAATCTCTACAGCAAGGCCTACACTCCCCAACTCTAATTCCTGTACAGGAACACCTGATACCTCTATTGTTACTGGTTCTTCTGTTGCACTCTCTGTTTTCGCTTTGTCACTCATGCTCATTCTCCTTTTCTAATGTCTTCATGTAATCATACAGTTTTGCTGATATAAAACCGCTGATAAAGATTGTAAGAACATCCATTACTGATATCATTCTCGTCTGTTCTCCTTATTTCGTTGCATTGAGGGGAATGAGTGTGTTATAATACGCACAACCCCTCAATTTGATGAATCGTCGGGTTACCTTGCCCCTATCAGAGGACCAGTCTGGTAAGGGCTTTTTTATTAAATTGCTTCTACCTGAGACTTTCCAAAGAAACTTGCCTTATACTCAGCACCATCTCCCCGACTTCCCCAGATCAGCGAGCATCCAAATAATGCCTTGGAACCATGAACCACTTTATATCCCAGTTCTTTCCATTTGGCAAAGGTATTTGTCTCTTCGATGATTCCTGCTGCCTGCTTCGCGTTTTCAATACGCTTCGCATTGATTTCCTCAGCCTTTGCGCTTAACCATGCTCTATGAAGAGCTTCTGCGAAGTGGATGTCCTTTGTCTTGCGGTAAATTTTCCATGCTTTCAACATAATCTTTGATAAGTTGTACTTCATGTTCTTATTCCTCCTTTTATTGGGATTCCCAACAGCCCCGGCAGGCTTTAAACGTCTAGCGTTCTACTCAGTGCATCTCAATCTCTCTTATCCTGTTTCCCGGTGTTATGTCGCCGTCTTGCTTTCCCTTTCGGTACTCCCATCAACTTTCGCTGTTGTTCTGTTCCCTTGAACTGATTATATTATATAGGATATGTACATATCTATCAATTGACATTATCGCCAAATATGTACATATCTTTTTCATTAATTTTGTATATGTACATATCTTGAAATATATGCTATAATCTAAGAAAATAGGGAAAGTATGTCTTTTATTTATTCCCTTTCCCAGAAAAGAGGTTATTAATGGCTATCAGCGACAAAAGAAAAGAAAGTATGTATAACTATGCAAAAAAAAATCTTAAACGTATTCCTTTAGATGTCCAAAAAGAAAAATACGAAGAAATCAAAGCAGCTGCAGAATCTGCCGGCGAAAGCGTAAATGGTTACATTAAAAAAGCAGTCGATGAACGGATGGAACGCGATAACATATAATCACTATTATTCACGAAAGGATGTGCATTCATGGCAAAACGTCTTTATACCTATGACGATATTATGAATCTGCCTGATTTTATCCGGGTAGAATTGATTGACGGTGTAATTTGCACCGATGACTGGACAAATCTGGAGATTGACGAGGAAGTCTTTCAGAATCCACCATCTGAGGATCATCATGTTACCTATCGCCTTTCCATCGTAAAAAAATAAAACAATACCTGATATTTACTATTCCATTTGCATAGGAGGATTCTATGAGCCTTTTTAATAAAATTAAAAGTGTTTTCAATTCATCATCCGACGATGTTCCTGATGCTCAAACCATCTATTTCAAAAATGGAGAGATGTACAAAGTATATCCCACCGATAAAGAAAGTTGGTACGATGCCAGATATCTGGTTTCAGATGGAGTAAAATATGATCTGGAGAATCTGGATGATTTAAAGCGCATTCCTGTACCAAAATTCCCGGCACATCAAAATATAATGGAGGGATATGGCGTTACTGGAAATTTAGATTATGTTTTAAGAATGAAAGCTGGAAGCTTTTATAATCGCAAAGATAAAATAATGTGTTCTGCCTGTTTATGGAAATGCACCGAATTAATGCTCGCCCATCCTTTGTCTTGGGAGGAAAGTCATTTTTACCGGATAGTACAATGGCACGTAGAAATGGGAATGTTTGACGAAGCTGACAAGGCTGAGAAATATATATATTCCGTACTTGATCATGATGCAAACTATCAGCAATTGATCAATCATATAAAAGATAATCCTGAATACAAAAAACAGCAGGAGGCATTTCATAAGAAAAATTCGATGCGTAAAGAATACTATCATATTTTTTATGAATTACCTGAACTAGCTCCCAAATCTTTTAGCGCTTATAGTAGAATGAAAAATGCTCAAACAAAAAATTTTCTCAAACTTAAAGATCAAGCAATAAAACATGGGATTTCGATAAGCTAGAACTGAATACAGTATATTTATCCAGGCAGCCAGTAGAGCGGCTGTGGTTCCCCTGATCCTGAGCCTTGACAGGAGGGGATGCTTATGAGCGATTACGAGATATTTATGATAATCCTGACAACAGCCAGCTTAATTGTATCTATCCTTACATACACACATAAGAAATAGCCGCCCTGCTCTCTGGTAAAGAATAGGCGGCTACGTCTTATACATATATCTTGCCAGGACGGGGAACCTTGACTTCCCTTACTGGCTGTCTTGATAAGTATATTATATGCCAGTCCCCAGAATTTGTCAATTTCCATTTGCCCACACTCTCATCTGCTGCCGCTTCGCCTATTCAATTTATTGGGATCCTTCTCAGCATTTCCTTTATGCTTTCCACACCTTTCATTGCTTTGTAATAATCGTCTATTTTTCTTTGTTCCACCTTACTCTATACAAATATACCCTTGCACTGTTTCCACCCATTTTCACCTTGTTCTATGCCTGTACTCTGGGCAAATAAAACATTTCACGCCGTACACTGTAAATACCGCATAGCTTCCAGCCGATTCTTGCAGTCCTGGTAAATATCTTTGTAATTACGTCCTGCTGCCATGCCAGTTCTTAAAGTATGCGCTATCAGATGTTCCACCAATGACAGATCATCTAACTGACTTCCGGCAGCAGTTGTCTTGTCAGTGATTCCTACACTCTTATATGCCAGTCTGGTATAATTGCTGTAATAGTGATCTGCGTGAGTGCTTCCCTGCATTCTGGCATATTCCACAAATTCCTTGATAACATCCGTCTCTGCTCTTCTGGTGGTTCTCTCTTCCTGATCTGCTATCTGATAAGCAGCAGTATTCTTTTCATAAACAAGTCTTTCCATCCGGTTAAACGCATCAATATATTTCCATTTCCAGGCATCTGCTTCTTTTCCAGTAAAACCAAATGCCAGGAACACAAAGCCATCTTTATTCAACAAATACTTTTTATTATATTTTCCGGAAGCATCTTTATACTTAGATGGCTTGATGCACTGAACGCAATTTTGCGTTGAGTCATTTGCCAATAAATTCTCTATTGCTCTAATGACATCTGAATGCCTTTTTCCAAATTTCTCCGCTACCTGTAAACTATCACATACTGCCTGTTCATTTTTAAGATATACTAAATCGTCTATAACAACGCTCCTTTCCGCTCTGCAATTATTTTCAGAGCTATATAAACCAATGCTTCAAGTTTTTTCAAGTTCTATTTCGGAAATAACTGTACTGTTATGGGGCTACATATAAAAAATCTCAACATTTCTCAACAACCATGAGTAAATATGTTATTGCCTTTCGGCTATATATGCGGAAATGCAATCTTTTTCCAACATAATGCTGTTTCTCACGCTTCCCTCACGCTTCGTTATCCATTCGCGCATATTATATACAGCCCCATATCCTTACAGTACCGTAATATTTTCACCTAATTTTCCATTCTATTGCTAAAATGGATATCTTCCGCATGCCTGTAGTGCAGATCTGAATAATGCCAGTGTTTTTCGTTTATATCCATAAACATCTGCATGGCATTTGTAATTCTGATCAATCCCTTTTCTGGCAAGGACCTGAAATGCCACGCCCTTGGATATACTGTAGAAGAGATCATCTTCAACCATAGGATTGCATTCATGCGCACATTGTAACAGCAGAAGCTTGTCCGGCAGTTCCAGATCCAGACAATACTGCTTCAGCTGTTTTTCCTCTCCCTTTTTAAACCCATAATCTGTATAAGTTGCTTCTCTGGTTCGCATAATTTCTTCCTTTCTTTGCTCCGCTTTAAGTTGTTCCTGTGCCCCATTTTTCTTTATGCTAACTCAAATGGGTTTTTCCCGTTTCTGCGTCTCCTCATTTCAGCTTCACTGATAATAATATCTAGTAATTTTCTGCCGGACGCATTGACTGTAACATTATAGGTATTTCCGTCATTCTGTCCTTTCCCTGACTCCTCCCGAACAATCTGCCGTAACAGGCTTTCCGGTGTTTCCAGGTTATTTCCTTTTTTCTGGTCACCTAATACCGCAAGGAATTCTGACCTTGGTGGAATAACTGCGCCACTGGCCAGATACGGAAACGGAACTGAGTTTACTCTTGGAAGGCTCATGGAATAATTTCCCCATCGGCGTCCGCCATTAGGAAGCTGTACATTATATGAAAACGTAAAGCCTCTTTCAATTCCCGAGATTGCACTGTTTATGTTATTAATCATACCGTTTACTTTAGATATAATATTATTCAATATAGTACCGATTCTATCTGCCGCCCTGGATATTGCTCCGGAAAGACCGCTTTCCATTCTGGATCCATAGCTTTCTACTTTGCCAACTAAGGAAGAAAGACTTTTGTCAATCGAGCCTGACATACCTCCAACCGTCCTATTGATTTCGTCACCGGCGTTTTTCCATTTTTTTGTCATGATGTTATACTGACTCTGGAACTGACTCTTAACACCTTTGGTCATCTCACCAAGGCTTAAGTTGGCCTGTATCTTCATGGCTCGTACATTCGTTTTCACTTCTTTTGCAGAATTTCCCCAGTTAAGCACCGTAGAATCATTTACTCCTGCAAAATTTTCTTCTGTACTGGACTTAATTCCGGCTGTAGCCTCTTCCACATCTGTCTGAGCGGTCTTTATTGACGAGGAAATCTTCTCCTGTGCTCCGACAATATTGGTATCTACTGCTGTAGTAACCGCTGTAGTTGCTGCCGGGAACTCCGCCCCTAATGCTGCATTCAGCTCATCCAGTGGTACGCCTGCATTCTTCAAAGCAGTGTAAACCATGTTCAAAGCATCCTGCGCACTCTTGGCACTTCCGCCAGTGTCCTGAAGCTGGCTTCTGACTCCCTGATATGTTCCGCTAAATTCGTTCCCTTTCAGGCTTAATGTATAAAGAGTGTCCGATAAAACACTAATTGCTTCTTTCGCACTCAGCGAAGAGAGATCAATCTGTCCTGCACTTTCAGAGAATCCCTGTCCCAATGCCAGCACTTTATTGGTCATATCTTCTACGAAGGTACCTGTTACGCCTGCCTGAGCACCATATTGTTCAAGTATTGCTTTCGCCTGCTCAGCAGATATGCCATATTCTGCCAACTTATGAATAAAGCTATCATACATTTCAGCATTGGATTTTCCCGCACTTTCATCGGCTTCAATCAACTTCCAGAGATCTTCTGCCTGCTTTTGGGTTATTAGATTCGAGGAACTCATTGCCCCAGCATAATCATGCAGATATCCACCCGCCTGTGTCAGAACACCGTTTCCACCCTGTAAGGTTTCTATAAATCCTGCCAGCTTTTCTGTTCCTACAATTGCCGCCGTAGCTACCGCTGCGATCAATCCCGCTGTTCCTATCAATGGGGCAAGAGATGAAGCAAGGGAAGTAAATCCGCCCGCTGCCGCACTGGCAGCTTTTCCCAGTACAGATGTCAGACTTCCGGAAAGAGCCGCTACTGCTTCAGATCCGATTATCTTCTTTCCTATTGCTCCAATCAGCAACTTTACCAGACTGCCAATCCCTGTTATATCCGCAATCTTTACAGCAAGAAATGCTTTTCCGAGAAAAGCTGCTATTTTACCGGCTGTGCCACCTTCTTCCAACCCATCAAACAGACCTCCAATCGTTGTTTTGATTGCTTCAATGACCTGCCACAGATGTTTGCTCCAATCAATCTGGCTTAAGAATGTCCCTATTCCCTTCCCTACTTCTTCCCAATTTGTTTTTTGAGCCAGTCCAACCAAAGAAGTACATAAATTGTTCAGGAATATTTCCAGTTTCTGTCCATTGCCTTTCCAATCAAATTTTGATACAAAAGTATTGATTCCTCCCGCAATATTATCAACCATCTGTTTCCAGTTGAAATTGACAGCAAAATTGTAAAGAGTTGTAAATGCACCATTCAATCCAGTAGCAAGTGTATCTCCTATCTCTGAAAATGAAACAGTCGAAAAAACACCGTTCAGTGTATCCGCAACCGCCTTTCCAATATCAGCATAAGGAAGATTATGAACAAATCCGCTGAATATCTTCCAGGAAACCATGAACATGTTGCCAAGCAGCTGTCCAAGATTATTCCAGTTCACCTCACGAACCAGACCAGTAATACCTTCTGCAAATTTCTTTCCAAGATTCTTCCAATTTATTCCTGTAATCAGAAGATTCAGGGTATTCACAAGGGTATTAATACCAGCTCCTACAGTACGTCCTAACAAATCCCAATCAATATGATCAACCAGGCTATTAAATGTTCTTGTAAAAGCATCGCAGAATTTTGTGATCTTTGGGCCAACATTGTTCCAATTAATCACATCATAAATTTTTTGCAGGCCTTTGTTAATGCCGTTGGCAATATAAGCACCCAGTCCTTCCCAGTCCTCTTTTTTGATGAGCTTTCGGATCTTATCAGCAATTCCCTTTATAGAACTTGTGATAGGAACTTCTTCAAACATATCACCGGCAGATGGGTCTGTGTATTTGTTCCCGCCGCTTGTTCCTGTACTATTTGCCCCATCGTCATATCTATTAAGTTCATCAATCGGGCTAAGATATCCTTTTACTTCCTTTGCGGCTTTCTTGGCACTATCCGCTGTTTTATCCAAGCTGGCAGCATAGTCTTCCTGAACGCCTATTGCTTTTGTAAAAGTTTTTTGCCCGGTTAATGCTGCAATCAGCATACCTACGCGGGTAACCGCATCTGACATAAGATTAATAAACTTGACAAGAATCGGTGCGACTGTTGTCAATATTGGTGCGAATGCTGTTGCAAAAGAATTTTTTAATCTTGTCATACTGGACATCAATGAAGACATTGCTGTGTTTGCGGTATTAGAATACTCAGCAAGATTCTGAATTCCCGTCTTTACTCCGTCACCAACAGCATTTATAGCCTGGGACATGCCCGAAAACAATAGTGACATTCCCAACATCTCATCCAGACCTACCTTAGAACGTTTTGCCTGCTTATCGAAATTAAACATAGATTCCACTGCTTTTTTCATAGCAGAGACCATGCTTTTTACAGCCGATCCTACGCTCTTTAAAGCAGAGCCAATGTTCTTCATGACTGCACCTACACGTGTAGCAGCTTTCTGTAGATTCTGCATTACCAGAACAAGCTTGTTATTCTTTTCCTGATATTCCTCTACTTTTTTCTTCAGATTATTGTATGAAGAATATAGCCTTCCATTTATACGTTCCAGTTTCTGTGATTCCTCATCGTACTTCTGCGATGTATTTTTATAGGCATCTGTCGATTTAGGATCTATGTACGCACTGCCGGATGCCTGCATCTCCTTCTGTTTGTTCTGCAGTCTCTCCATGTCTGCCCATATTTCATCCAACTGCTTATCTAGTTCTTTAACAGGCCCAGAATCAACTGGAAATCCCATATCAATCCATTCACGCTGTTTAGATTCTATTTTTTCAAAGTCTGTTTCAAGAGCCTTGATCTGATCCGAAATCTGCTTGTATTCTTCTGTTTCTATTTTGCTTTTACCCAGCTCATCCAGCTTAGATTTTAATTCAGCAACTTTTCTTTCCTGCTTTTCATAGCTTTGATAAAGGCTGTTAACTGTTGCAATCTGCCTTTGAAATGAATTTTTTGCTGTTTCTCCCATTTTTGATACCTGAGCAGTAATTCTTGTCATTCCTGCCTTGATCGTACTTAAGCCTTTGGAAAGACCTTCTGTCTGAATCCTGGTATCAATGATGATTGAGCCATCAGCTGCCATATTATCTACCTCCCAACTATTTGAGGTCAGGGTACCAGTTCCAAATTACCAGTACCGAGTTATAAATTAGGGCTATCCTGTTTCCAGAACAGCCCGCATTTTCTTAGTCTGCTTCGTCTTTTTTCGTGTATTTAGCAATATATTTTTCAATTCGTTCCTGCTGCTTTTTTTCTCTTTCAGCTAATTCCTTTTCAATGATTCCGCCAATTACAGTGATAATCTGTTCGGCAAATGCCTGTCCATCTTCCAGAATTGTAAACGGATGAGTAATTTCAAAGAAGTTCTCCGATACAGGAGCACCAAACAAGAAATCTATCTTTTCCCCAGCTTCTTTCTCCAGCTCAGGAAGAATCTCTTCCAGGTCCTCCCCTTTTATTTTGTCACCTACACTTGCGAAAAACGCCGCTGTCTCTTTATATCTGTTTAAGATTCCAACATCTGTGGGAACAAACCGGAATACTCCCAGTTCATTTCCATCCTGATCTACGATCTCATAGCTCTTAGCACCTGTATTAAATGTTATCTTCTCTGCCATTACTTATCGCCTCTCCCTCATATTTTTGAAGTTCCGTTTCAAGTCTCTGAAGTTCCCTGTAATCCTGCGCAAGTTTTCTATATTTTTCTGCCATCTCTGGAAGACCCTGTCTTAATGCTTCAACCGTTACAGAAAGCATTCCCGATGACTTCGCCAAATCATCAAGCGCCCGTCTAACAGAAGCATTTATTGCCGCCTGAAGCTTATCCTGTTCATATTTTCTACTTTTCTTCATTCTGATACGTCTCATTGTCTTTCCCCCTTACTGCATCGTAAATAGCTGCTAATTCCATGACTGCAATCAACATCAACATGTTAAGTAAAATCACATACATCATCTCCTGTCCTATCGTGATACATATATTATCTCACATTTTGTGAGAACAGCTCTCTACCACTTTTGGGCGTTTTTTGTTATTTCGACTGTTCATCGACAGTTCAAAGGCAACTGGCCTTTCGCAAAGATCACAATTCAATCTGATATTCTCGCCTGTTCCTCGCCTGTTCGAACACTCCGAGTTCTCGCCGCTTTAATTCCATTTCTCACGGCTTTATGCGGCTTTCCTGCGGCTTCATTATCAATAACAGGAATCCTCAAAATAGCGGATACCCCTTTTTATAACTTTTCACCGCTTCCTCACCGCTTCAATCAGAACAATACTGAAAAATCAGTAATAACACCTGACCGCAAATGACCGTATTTCTCATAATAGGCTTTTTATTGAACCGTAGGTTCGGCAGCAGGATTTTTATTAAATACCCATATAAGCTTTCTACTGTTTTATCGGCTCATTTAGCCTTTTTCTTCCTTTACCCTTACAACTTTACCTTAGTTACATTGCAATTGTTTTTTACTCCGTTTTATTCCTGTACTCCTTTATTTTCAGATACATTACGTCTCATCCGTTCTCCCATCTGCTGACGCTGTTCCTCTGTATACTGTTTCGGAGGAGAAATCCGGATCCAAGCTACCGGAACATGAGCACAAATACTTCCGTCCTCATTATCAGCAATGATCTGGCAATCATCAGGATGTTTCTCTGCCAGCTTGCGGATTACAGATTTATACCGGCCCTGAGAGAATGTCAATGTTGCTTTGGTACCATTAGTCATAAATTCAATTGCATTTTCATTACATCCATTCATAAAAATCTCCTTTTTGTTTTGTTCGTCTGTTGTTTAATTTCTCTCTGTTCGCTCTTTGTTCGGTTACACTTAAAAGGTCATTTCTCGGAGTTCGCTCGGAGTTCAATAACATCTGAGATGTATTTTTCTCGAAGTTCGTTCGAAGTTCATTCTGGAATCATGTACCAGACTTTTAAGAACTCCGAAATCTCCGAATACTCTCCCGCATATATCGTGTCATTAAATTCTTTTCGTGCACGTATCGCGTTACAAAATTTATTCGCGCGCGTTATCGTGTCAACAAATTCTGAATACCAGCAACTGAATCTGTTCTGCGATGGTCATCGGTTTATAGGAACCTGTCTTGCGGATTGTTGGGAGAACTTCGTCCATAACCCATGACTCGAATTTCTCCGCTGATGGAAGTTTTGATTTCATAATCAATCGGTACAAATCTCCCTCATTTATGTATGACATTGACTGAACACCGCTAGATGTAGGGGTGTCGTGTTTTACGACTCCCTTGCAATGCCTTGATACGGCATCTCTGGGATTGTTATATCCAAGTGCTTTCGCAACGTCAGCTCCAACAAAATACGGTTTCCCGTCAATTTCTACTGTTCGAATTTCTCCGAACTCATCTGAATTAAAAATCTGTAATTCGTTCATCCAGTTATATACCGAAAAATATTAAGTTTTCTTAAGTTCTGCGCTCTTATATCCGCAAAATATAAGGTTTTTTTAGGTTTTACCTATACATACAAAAATGTTAGCTTTTGTTAGGTTCCATGATCCTATACATAAAAATCATGAGGTTTTCTGAGGTTTCCATGGAAAGCCTCAGCCTATATGAGGCAAAATACTAAGTTTTACTAGGCAATCAAAGTACTAAATAATACTAAAGCTTTTGATTATATATGCAGAAATGCCACTATTTGCAACCTTATTCATCAGCTATATACTCTGAAGCTCCACCTTTTTCCACCCTATTCATCAGCTATATATAATCGAGTTCCACGTTTTTCCAAGATGCATTCCCTATACAGAGAAACAGACGGTTTTGACAGGTTACCAATCCGAGAAGATGCTAATATTTGCTAATATTTTCGGCTATATATGCTGAAATCGTAGGTTTCCGTAAGTTTTCCCCTATATAGAGTGATATGTGGGGTTTTGTCAGGTTCTGCCAGCATCGTCTACTACATATCTACTGACTTCATCAGCAAATCGAATTCATGAAGTGCTTTCCGCTTATAACCATAAAAATCATTTTCAGTGCATGGAAGTTCACATGAATTGCTGTTTTTGAATATCTGGCGATATCCCACGCTTTCTGTAAAACTCTTTACCAGATGCGAGGCAAGAAATTCATTTGCCCTATTGCATGCTTCGATTACTAAAGAATAATACTGTTTATCTTTTACCATTTCTTTGAGTTCTGCTGCCCGTCCCGGCGTAATCCCATAATCTTTCAATTTCATTTTTCTGATGCTCATTGGTATAGAGTCCTCCTGTCCTGTTTGTGGTATAATAGTTATCAGAAAGACTCACCCCTTTATATGGTCCTGCGTCAGTTACTTTGACTGATGTAGGACTTTTGCTTTGCGCTCCAGATCTGACGCAACATTGCACAAGATATCCCGGCACAACTGGCAATTATATTGCGATTCTATTTCGTGAAGATCATCTACCAGCTTTGACCAGTATGTATCATCCTGCGGATTCTCCGGCGGATAGTGTTCCCTGTATGCCCGCCATGCAGCAGTGAATATGTCATAAATCGGCTTTAATTCCTTTGTGTTATCCACTTTACTCCTCCGGCATGATATACGCTTTTTCTCCTGCTGCATACTTTTGAAACATATCATTCAACACTTCTTTCGCGCGTTCTGGACTTGCATATTCCGCAATACCAAAATCACCCTCACAAATACGGTTCTTACTTACATAACTGATATACGTCATTTTGAAATTTAAAACTCGTGTTTTATCCTGTGTCATAATTTTCATAATTATTGTCCTTTTTGGCGGATTACCGCCTATAATTATCGTTTCCCCTATGATTAAGTTACTCCTCTGTATATTTCACTAATTCAGCTCCAAACAAAACTGAATCAACATATATTTTTACAACGTTTCCTGCTTTATTTACAAGCTTCATAGTTACATTCAGCCCCCTTGAATCTAATTTCACTTCATCTACTGTAAATCCTTTCAAACTTTCTAAATCAGCTACTGAATATACCGACTGTTTCTTTAATTTTTTTGACATATATTTTTCCCTTTCCGGCGGTAAGCCGCCTATAAAATCCATTACAAAACCAAACTACAGACTACAACTACAATCATTCCAAAGAGTTTAAAGTTTTCTTTATATACCCTTACATTCCTATATTATTATCTTTTATATATTTCTTTTTATAGAATGTAGTAATTGTAGTTATTGTAGAAAAGCCTATAAATACTGAATTTGCCTTGACTACATTCTAACTACAAAGTTGACTACATTCTTTCTGAAACGCCTAATCGAACGGTATCTCCATTTGTTCTTGTTCAGGAACTGGCACAAAATCAGAAGCATTTGTAGTTTCTTCCTGTTCAGTTTGTAGTAACATCTTCTGAAATCCTCTCTGACTTCCATACTTAGGAAATTTACGTGGAGTTTTCATTCTTTGCCACCCTGGTACTTTTGCAATAATATTGTTTATTTCCGATGTCTGATAACTTTTTGGTGCAATGTTTTCTTCCAATGCATCAAACCATATTTCCCGCGCACACACCTGAGTTTTTCCCTCCAAATATTCCAAAATAATTCCACGTTTACCATCATCTGCCATATTCTGCTCTTGAAGTTCCTTGGCCTGCTGCACACATGATTCTGGAAGTATCAACTCTGGCTTTTCATTCTTCCAAATATATACAGCTTCAGCCCAGGCCTGTTTTATATCGTCCATAACTTCTGATTCAAAAAGACTCTTAGATGGTTTTGTAATGCCTGTATGAATAATAAGAAAACGCCTGTTTCCTGTCTCATCCTGCAAGAAATCGTCCTTATTGGTTGTTCCAGAGAATACACATTGTCTGTAAAATGTATCGGCCCTACGCTCATAAGGAATTCTGTATTTATCTTGTGTAGCGGTTAAAAATCGTTTTACACTCTCCACACCGCCCGCCGTCCGCGCCAACGATTTAAGCTCTGCAAGCTCAATAATCCATGATCCGGTAAGAGACTGCACTGCTTTATCTGAATCCAAACTATCCAACGAATCATTGAACCATAAATCGTCCAAAGCCATCAATTTCAGAAACGTACTCTTGCCAATGCCCTGTGAGCCCTGTAAAATGATTGTATAATCAAATTTATTTCCGGGTTTATATACCCTTGAAACAGCTCCTAACATCCATAAGCGCATTACCTGATATGTATAATCAGAATCCTCTGCTCCAAGACATTCCGGCAGCAGGCTTCTTATATGCTCTTTTCCATCCCATGTAAGGGAATCCAGTAATTCTCTTACTGGGTGGAATTTATTCCGCATAGAAACATTTTTCAATGCATCTGCAAAGTCCTGTCGGCTTTTAAGCCCATAGTCAGCCTGTATCAGTGAAAACAGTGCTGAATCATCATGACTACTCCATGCTCTGCAATTATTCTCATTTTCCCATGGTACACTACCATATAGGTAAGGTTGTTGTGCAAACTCATTAAGGCGGATTTTCCCGGCGAAACGGCTGTCTTTATCCATAACGATTTCAAAATTATGTACAAGCTGTTTTACGCTTTTTACATTTCCATCTTCATCATAGTTGCAGTCGAGGAATTTAAAGACTAATGCCGGACCTCCAACTACTTCGTCCTTGCTTTTTTGTGTTACAGTTCGTTTTTTACCTGTATCCTGCTTCTGATCTTGCTGAACATCTGTGCAAATGCTCTCTGTATCATCAACATTCCTTATTAAATTTTCAAATTCTTCAACAGTATGTCCCTCTTCAAAATAATCAGTTATATCTGCTTTTAGCGTATCGGGCATCGGAACAATTATCTTTACACTCTTAGAAATTCCTTTTAAATCTTTTTCAATAGCAGCCGCCAGTTTCTTCCCTGGAGCATCATTATCAGCCAGAATGACAACTTCAGCACCCGCACACAGTTCTGATACGTTCTTATTCCAATCATTAGCCCCGCCACATGAAAAAGCAGTATAGCCTTTCTTTACCAGTGTATTAACGTCCTTTTCACCCTCAGGTATAAAAATCGGTTCGTTTCTTTCAATGGCTTCTTTTATTCGTGGAACACTTCCGAATATTGCATTGAATTCCTTTTTGTTCCTTCCTTTCAAGCCATATTCAAACCGCCCATCCTTAAGTATTCCGAAAAGCATTTTCTTACCTTCAAGGCGTATTTTTGTGTAAGCATATTCGCCGTTAATAGATACGTAATTGTATACAGCCTCAATCTTTCTTTTCTCTCGGCTTTCTATGTACATTCGCCAGTATTCCTCTGCTGGCCTACTTTCACTAAATAAGTCTGCCATTTTTAATCCTGCTGCCAGTACAACACTTTCAGAGCTGCAACCCGCATGGCATTTTAATAAAGTCCTACCATTATTCCCTTGCGTAATCGTCAAACTGGCTTCCTTATCAGGATGTGCCGGACAGAGTGCTTGTACCTTTCCATTGCCATATTTCTTCACTTGAAAATGTGATAAGATTTCCTCATAGGTCAAAGATTATCACCTTCCAATTCCTTCAATAACTCTCTTGCACTTTCCAGAGTTTTCAATGTATTTTCACCTCTATTCTCTAAAGTACGAATAAATTTTCGGATTTCCATTGTATCTCCTGCTGCCGGAAGGTAGTAGCCTCCTGGACTCGTGGCGCTCGATAAGATTACTTTTCCTGATCTGCGCTCCATCTCAATCTGCTTCTGGAGCATTCGGACACTGGATAAATGACACTTCACTACAAGATACCCCGGGGTCAATGCGTTTTCTTTGCCCGGCAGCAGATTTTCATATACTCCCATAAAATCACCGCCTATCTGAGTATTCTGTCAAAACATACTCATAGAATCTTTCTGGATCTACTCTTGCTATTCGTCCAATTTTCACTACAGAGTCAGCCTCTTTTGCCAATCGCATAACTGTATTAATTCCAAGATTACTATCTTCAGCCATTTGCTGATAAGTAAACAATCTTCCTTTAGGATTTTTTGTTTTTAAAGTATACATGAAATATGTCTCCTTTCATCTTATTAACGTTGTGTTCCGTCTGACTTTATGATATTATAATTTAAAGATATTTTGTTATCCTTTTATTATTATTTTTTTATGCATAAGGAGGTATTATGAGTAATTTATTATCTTTAGAAAATTTTGATAGAGCTCTTCAGAAAAAAAACTGGGACCTAAAAAAATTAGCAGATGAATATGATAAAAAATATTCTGACGAAAATGGAAAAACCATTTATAATACATTAAGAAAATGGCGTTCTCCTAACGGAAATCCAACATTAAACATTTTAGTAAGAATATGTGATTTATTGGAATGCGACATTGACTATCTTCTTGGACGAATAGAAGAATCTACTCATACTATAAAATTTATCGGAGAAAAGACAGGGCTCTCCGAAGATTCTCAAAAAAGATTACAAGAAATTATGAAAACACCACAAGATGGAAAAGAAATGATCAAGATTCTTGATAAACTTATACGAAATCCTGCGTTTTCAATTTTTCTCATTAAAGATATTAATAGATGCTATAGTAAATTTGACAATTTAAAACTTGCAGAAAATTCACCTATTTACAAAATTGCAAAACAGAAACACACTATAAAAGAGGAAATAGAATTGAAAAATTCAGGAGACATTGTATATGATAGTTTTCGCCAACGTTTGTCAGATTGTCATGATTCTTATGATGCTTCACTTTTTCGAATTCAAGGTGACTTCGGAAAACTAATTGATGATTTAATACAAAAATATTACCATGAAAATAATCCTTATGATATGTAATAACTAAAAAGCACCCAATACCAATTAAGGCGTTGAGTGCTTTCTTTTATGCAACAATTTTTTTATTACATAATACCATTTCTTTTCTGACTAATAATCACTTGAAAATTTCTTTATTTGCTGCTCCTAGTTTTTTTTATGTATTTTAATCTTTTTTTTAATATTGGAAGTAAAAATGCATCCAGTATCCCTACTGATATTACAAAATATATTCCTATAATTCCCCATTTTGCAACAAAATCCCTAATTGTATATTCTGGTAAAAGTATTTTGCTCATAACCAAATAACCAATCTCAATCCATGTCAATATTGCCGGAATTATGAAAATAAATTCTACACTAAAAATTTCAGTATCATGTTTAAACTCATTATACAACGACATAATCGGTAAACAGACAAAAATGTTACATACATAAAGTATTCCAGGTATAGCAAATGATAATATTATTAGTTTAAGCAAATCCAATTCCATATATAATTTTCGATTCCATACAAAAATCAGAAGGCTTCCCGGCAATGCCCCTCCTATTATTGCAGTTAATGTATATCCTATCTTAGAAATCATATATTTTATCAGTTCATCCAT